TGTCCGTCGGTAACCGCGTTCAACGGGGCTTTAAGAAGCTGCCCGGAATAGACGATCAAGACATGGTTACCTTCGATACACTGTCCGCGGATCACGGCCTTCTGGCTACTAAAGAAATGATCTGGTCCGAGGCAATGGATAAACTGCCAGAAACAGACCGGGCGTATGTCACGTCGCTTTTACGGCGGGGCGAGAAGTTTAACGGGATACCCCGCATTACAGCGTCCACGATCCACGGATCAAAGGGCGGTGAGGCAGATAACGTCGTGTTGTTTACGGACCTAAGTCCTGCGGCGGACGAGGATATGAGGATTAACCCAGACGACATGCACCGTGTGTTTTACGTCGGCGTCACACGGACCAAGCAAAACTTATACATTGTCGATGCAGAAGATATGTCAAGGAGTTATGACTTATGAACGAAAACCTTTCTGAACAACAGCGGTTTGACTTTATTGAAGCTGAGATAGACCGAGCTTATGTTCACGCGGATGACGAGTGGAAGCAAGCATACTATCAAAATGCAGCGAAGTATCTCTCAGAACACAAACTTGTTGAAGGCGGTAAGATTTGTGCTTTTTGCAGATCGCAAGGTATGTCCGACCCCCACCACCATAACGTTTGGGGAGCAATGATGGTGTCTCTAAGAAATTTAGGGTGGGTTGAAAAAGTTGGCATGGTGCGCCCAACAACACGACACACGCATATCAACGAGGTATGTCAGTGGGAAAGTCAATTATTTAAGGGCGAAAAAGCATGAACTGTTGGCACTGTAAAACAGAATTGATCTGGGGCGGGGATCACGACATCGACGATGACGAAGAACATTCTATGGTAACAAATCTGTCTTGCCCTGAATGCGAAAGTTATGTGTTAGTTTATTATCCAAAGGAGAAAGAAAATGAAGAAAATGACATGGGATGAATGGAAAGCGCAAGAAGAAGCCAAGCGCGAAGAATATAAAAAAATGGGCGTCACTGATTTTAATCAGGTTCGCGCACAAAAGATGTGGGATGACCCGTCTGTGCCTGAAGAAAAACTACCCGCCGTTAAATTTACCTACGACAAAGAGTTGGGTGAGATGGTTTTCTGTGGCCACGTCAATCAGGTGGAACACTAATGAAACGTGATGAAGTGTTGGATGCAGCCAAGAAACTAATTAACGGACCAAGAGCAAAAGACTACGGTGATGCCTACGAAAATCACGGGCGTATCGCTGATGGTTGGAACGTCATTATAAACGGGGCCCTTAAAAGTCACGGTTATGTAACCCCGGCCCACGTCACGTTGATGATGGATTGGGTTAAAACAAGTCGTCTGATAGAGACGATAGACCATGAGGACTCATGGATAGATAAAGCCGGATACACCGGACTAGGAGCGGAGTTTGTCGAGCGTGATGCCCGCCCCGTAGATAAAATTATTGAGGAAGTAAAAACTAATGGCAAATTTGCAAATGGCTATGTTCGCCCCCAAAAGTGAGTGGGTTCCACCGCTTGAGCTTCCTGACATTACGTCGGCTGGTACGATAGCAATTGACGTTGAAACACGGGACCCGAACCTAAAGAAGAACGGGCCCGGTTGGCCGACAATGGACGGGGAAGTCATTGGATACGCTGTTGCCGTGGACGGGTGGTCTTGCTATCTGCCCACGCGCCACTTCGGTGGTGGTAACTTAGACGAGAAGATAGTTAACAAATGGCTCAAGAAAGTGTTCGAGTGCCCTGCCGATAAGGTAATGCACAACGCCCAGTATGACTTGGGCTGGATTAGAGCGATGGGCTTTGAGATGAAAGGCCGCGTAATTGACACGATGTTGGTTGCCGCCCTGCTTGATGAGAACCGGTTTAGCTACAGCCTAAATGCTTTATGCTACGATCTTCTTAACAAAACAAAATCCGAAAAAGGATTAACCGCCGCGGCTCTTGAGTTTGGGATCGACCCCAAGGCAGAGATGTGGAAGATGCCCGCCATGTATGTGGGGCCCTATGCCGAAGCAGATGCAGAGTTAACTCTGGAGCTTTGGAACTATCTGTCTACACAACTAAGCAAAGAAGACCTTTGGCCCATTGCTAACCTTGAGCTAGGGTTACTTCCCTGCCTTGTTGACATGACATGGCGCGGTGTTCGCGTGGATACCAACCGGGTAGAACGCACAAGAGACGCACTTCTCAAGCGCGAGAAGGCTGTAATGCAGGAAATTAAACGAATTACGGGCACCGACGTAGAAATCTGGGCAGCCCAATCGCTCTCTAAATCGTTTGATAAACTCGACATAGGATACCCCAAGACAGAAAAAGGCGCACCTAGCTTTACGAAGCTGTTCCTAACCGAACACGAACATCCGCTCGCGAAGCTGGTTGTTCAAGCGCGGAACCTGAACAAGACCTCGGGGACATTTATTAACTCAATTATGAAACACTGCCGCACTGATGGCAGAATACATGGGCACATAAACCAAATCCGTTCCGACGATGGTGGTACAGTTTCGGGCCGCATATCAATGTCCAACCCCAATTTACAACAAATCCCGGCCCGCGACCCAGAACTTGGTCCTATGATCCGGTCTCTGTTTCTCCCAGAAGAAGGCGAACAGTGGGCGGCAATTGACTTCTCGCAACAAGAACCGCGCATCTTGGTGCATTATGCTCACGTTTATGGGCGTAACCGGGGCGTCCCGTTGGATGGAGCCGCAGATTTTGTTCAAGCATACAACGAAGACCCAAGCACTGACTTCCATACGATGGTTGCGGAGATGGCTAACATTCCCAGAAAGCAGGCCAAGACAATTAACCTTGGCATGATGTATGGCATGGGCGTGAATAAGTTGTCCGAACAGCTAGACGTTTCGCTAGAAGAGGCCAAGGTACTTGTTAAGCAATACCACGACCGCGTTCCGTTTGTTAAAGGACTGACCCGGGGTGTTATGAACAGGCTGAACGAGAAATCGTCGGCTGGAGCGTTGCGCTCTCTGGCAGGCCGTAAGGCGCGGTTTGAGCTTTGGGAGCCTGATACATTCGCAATGAACAAAGCACTGCCTTACAAGGAAGCTGTGGACGCCTACGGGCCTACTACGAGGCTGAAGCGGGCGTTTACCTACAAAGCCATGAACAGGCTCATCCAAGCGTCTGCCGCTGATATGACAAAGCAGGCAATGGTTAACTTGTACGAGAAGGGTTTCCTACCAATGGTGCAAATCCACGACGAGATTGCAATGTCTGTTAAAAGTATTGACGAGGCCAAAGAAATCGCCCACATTATGGAGACTGCAATACCCCTAGAGGTTCCTAGTAAATGTGACGTTGAAATAGGACCGTCTTGGGGAGAAGCTAAGTAGCTTGGACACTGCTCGCTTAACTGCCCCGCTTCGGCGGGGTATTTTTTTACTTGACTACCTGTTTTTAACTGATATACGGGGTTTGCTACTAGTCTGTTGTGGGTAACTCAAGACGGGTAGACAAAAGACGACGCTCCACCCAGTGTCGTCTTTTTTTATGTCCCACTCTTTTCTTGCAATCTTGTATATTCTCCTATATTATCCTAGATATGCGGAAGCGCATTGGAGATAAAAATGGATACAACACGTTGGAAAAGCATTCTCGTACCAAGAGAAGTGTACGAAGAGATCAAAGAACTATCAAAAAACGAAGGCCGCACGATTGGCGGGCAACTACGACTCGTATTTGATTGGTACAGAGATTCTAAAAAAGGAAGCGCAGATGATAACCAAGGGGACAGGGCAGTTTCACAAAAGATTGGTGGAAAACCGGTGCCCAAAGTGCGCGCAAAAGCTTAAAGTTATTGAAAAAAATGATGAAAAACTCGTCCGGGTATGCGCGATATGCAGCTTAACAATAACCGACGACATAAAAAATGCGGAATATCCCGAAGATGTATGCGATTAAGTATTGCATATCGCATACAGGGGCTTTATAAGAGTTTTCGAGGGTCATGCCTCAAACTCTGTAGTTAAGACAACTATAACCCCTAGCTCGGTTGCCCCCAGCTAGGGGTTTACTTTTTTATAGAGGAGAAAAATATGGAAAAAGTGTTTGTAAACGGTCTCATGGCAAAAAAACCTAGAGAAACTGCGCCCGATTGGATAAAGTGTAACCTAAGTATAAAACGAGAAGACCTCGCAACGTGGCTCGCGGGCCAAAAAGGCGATTGGATTAACGTCCAAGTATGTGAGAGTAAAAACGGGGATAAATGGTACGCAGAGGTGGATACATGGGAACCCAAGAAGATGCAGAACTCTTAGAAGAAGGATGGCGGCAGAATAAAGAAGACTTTCTGCAAGCCGTAGAGTGTACGCACGAACTTCTAAAAGAGTTTGAAGAAATGGGTCTTAACAAAGGAGCCGCTATCGGCGGTTCCCTTACTCATCTTATCTCCCACCTTATCG